CAAACAAGACAATAATAATTAAAAGACTGCAGAAGAAAAGTGAGAATTCAAACATCAAAGAATGGCAGGAGGTTGGAACTGAGAATGTATTTGTTATTCCTTTGAGTGATGAAATGACGGCAATAGCGAATGAGCAGGGAATATTTGGACAATCATTTCAAGTATTTGCAAGAGTAGGAGCAGATATAAAAGAGACTGATAAGTTGATAATTGATGGAGATGAATATGATGTTAAAGGAATTAAGAAGTATGAGGGGAGCAATAATTTGGACCATCTGGAAATACTTGCAAATAAAATACAAAAGTAAAATTTATAATAAATTATAAAATTTATGGCAGAGGAAGAAAAAGGAAACATTCAGTTTGACATTAAAGTTGAAGGATTAGATAGATTGCAAGATGCTTTTAAAAGGGCTCCGGAGATAGTAGGAAGAGAAGTTCAGCAAGCACTTAATAAAGCAACAACGAAAGTTCAAGCAGAAGCAAGAAAAGAAGCACCAGTAAAAACAGGATATTTAAGAAAAAGAATATTATTTACGGTTGAACCATTTAGAGGAATAGTTGAATCAAAGGCTGAATATGGTATATATGTTCACGAAGGAACGAGACCTCACGATATATATCCAGTAAAAAAACCAGTATTAGCAGATAAAAAGAAAAAGATTATTTATGGAAAGCACGTTTACCACCCAGGATTCAAAGGAAATCCATTTATGGAAAGAGGAGCAAAAAATGCAGAGTCAGATGTTCAGAAAATCTTTCAAAAAGCCGTAGAAAATATAACGAATCAATTAGCAAAATAATATGACAGGATTTAAAACATTAAGAGAAGCAATAATTCAAAAAATAAATGATAGTATTGAAAATGGGACAATTAAGAATATAGGAGAGGCTTGTTATTCTCCGGCAGATATTAGTAAGATGCCAACATCATTTGTGCTTCCGGATAATCTGGAGAGTAGTTATCAGAATACGGCAGGAGGAAGACATAGATTGTTTGTATTTAGAGTTTTCTTAATGCAAAGTTTAGAAAATGAGAATGAAACAGATGTTGAGAAGTTGCTTGATGGTGCTGTTGATGAATTGATAGATTTGTTTGACAAAAAAGATGCACTTAATAATGTCGATGATTTATTGCATATTAGACCAGTTCCGTCAGTTTGGACTTATGGGGAATTTCAAGGCGGGACTGTAAGATTAGCAACAATGACACTTAATTGTGATGTAATAGTTGAAACAACATAAATATATGAAAAAAGAAAAAGAAAAAAAAGAATATATTCAACCACAGGTTGAAAAACAAAATGAAGAGGATTTACCAGTTTGGAATTTCCCCCTTCAACAAAGGTCGGTTAAAGCAAAGACGCTTGAAGAAGCGTTAAAAAAGTTAAATAAAAAATAAATATATGCCTTATCAAAGAGGAGAAGATATTAATATAGGTGTTGGAATGGAGAATCCAGCAGCAAGAGGAACAATAGTTACTCCACAGGCTTGGATTCCAGGAAGAACACCAACTGGTATTGCGCCAGTAGTAGAAAAGGTTTTATTAAAAGAAACAAGAGCAAATTCAATTAGCAGTGAAGGTTCTGAAATAGTTCAAAAAAGAGCAGAAGGAGATTTAGAATTCAATATTAGATGTAATTCACTTGGTTATTTGCTAAAGAGTTTACTTGGTAAATGCACAACAACTGAAACTGAAACAAATAAAGTTTATTCTCATAAGTTTGAGGTTCTAACTCAGAATCCAGAATATCCTTCATTGAGCTTGGGATTATCACAGCCAGGAGGTCAGGATTATCAGTATGGTTTGGCTTTGGTAAATAAACTTGAGTTGAAAACTCCGGTAGATGACTTAGTAAATGCAACGGTGAGTTTCATAGCGGCAAAGGAGCAAGAAAAGTCAGGAAGTCCTTTTTCGCCTTCATTCTCAAGTAATGATTACTATTTCAGGCACCAGGACGTCAAGATTAAAATGGCTGATAGCTATAGTGAATTGGATTCCGCAGCGGCAATGAGCTTGAAAGAGTTCAGCTTGTCAATAGAAAACGGATCAAGAGTTAATCAGAACATTGGAGAGTTGAATCCCGGTAATGTGATTGCTTTAATGCAGTCAATAAAAGCAACAATGAAAGCAGACTACTTTGAAAATCTTGACCAAAAGATAGGTGGAACTGGACAAGAATATACCCTGAAGACATCAGTAAATGAAGGAGCAACAGACAAGCAGACATTCACTCCCACGAAGAAATACCAGACAAAGGTTGTGTTCAAAGTAACGGCTAAAGGAACAGGAGATTGGACGGTTTTGATTCACGATTCCTCAAATAATCTTGTGGCGTTGCAGGTAATTAAGAATGCTGATCTTACGGTTGGATATAATACAGCAATACTTCCCTGGACTTGGACTTCTGGGAGCTATCACGTGCATATTATTTCAAGTGCAGCAGATGGAAAAGTAGCAACAAATGCTAATAATGATTTAGAAGGAGCAGAAATGAGTTTCTATTACAAAACAGATAGAGATTATTATACTGCAGGATTATATAAAGCAATGAGAATTGAAATTGAAAGAACTGATAAAACAATAGGAACAGCATCTTATCCGAAGTTAGTAATAGATTTACCAAAGGTCAGTTTTGAAAATTGGAGCCCTGATAGACCTATTGATGATATAGTAAGTCAGAGTGTAGATGTAGTTGCTCATTATGATGATTCAGAAGGAGTTGCAAAAGCAATTGATATAACTCTTGTTAATGAAACAGCAAATTATAATCATTCATAGAATATGCCAAAATTAGAAGACACAAGAAAAATATTAAAGCTTTCATTAAAATCAATTCCTGAAAGTGAAATTGTTATAAGAGATGGTCTATTGGCTGGAGATTTTGAATATGTTTATGAGAAAGATATAAGTGAAGTTGAAATAGTATTAAGAGTATTTAGTAGAATGATTGAAAGTTGGAATTTGACAGATGATAATGGAGTAGTTTTACCGATTACGATTGATAATATTAAAAAGCTTAATATTGAAGATATAGTTGATGTTATCAATCAGACATCATTTACAAAAAAAGGAGAAGAAATTGATAAAAAAAAATAAAAGATTTTGAAAAAATGAAGACAGAAATATGTGTTTTGATGAAGTGGACTGAACAGGAATTTAATTCTCAACGTCTTGATTTTATAAAAAACATATATTTTGTTTTAGAAGAATTTTATGGCAACATCGGAACTACAAATAGTAATAGGAGCAGTAGATAATACAGGGAAAACTTTAAATGGTATTTCAAAAACATTAGAAGGTTTTGGAAATAATTTAGAAAAGATAGGAAAGAAAATGTCAGATATTGGGAGTAATTTAACAAAAAAAGTAACAGTCCCATTATTAGCAGTAGGAGGAGCAGCTTTAAAAGTAACCTCTGATATGGAACAGAATAAAGTTGCTTTTGAAGTTTTATTAGGATCAGGAGAAAAGGCAAGTGCTTTATTAAAAGATTTAGCAGATTTTGCAGCAAAAACTCCATTTGATTTACCAGGAGTTGTGACTGCCTCAAAACAACTTCTTGCTTATGGTTATACTCAAGAACAAATACTTCCAACAATGAAAATGCTTGGAGATGTTGCTGCAGGAGTTGGAGCTCCTGTAGGAGACTTGGCATATCTTTTCGGAACATTAAAAGCACAAGGAAAAGCAATGACTATTGATATTAGACAATTTGCTAATAGAGGTATTCCTATTTGGGAGAATTTAGCAGCTGTAATGGGTGCTACAGTTGAGGAAACTCAAAAAATGGTTACAGAAGGAAAAGTTGGTTATCCTGAAGTTGAAATGGCATTTCAAAGAATGACAAATGAAGGTGGACAGTTTTATAATTTGATGGAAAAAGAATCTGAAACATTTGGGGGAACAATGTCTAATATTAAAGATAATATTACAAGAGTAGCAATGTCATTTATGGGATTATCTACAGATGCAGAAACTTATGGAGAAATAATTAAAGGAGGATTATTTGACACAATTAAAAATGCAGCAGAAGAAACATTGGCTAAACTTGATGAATTCACAACTTGGTTTAATAATTTATCACCAGAAATTAAAAAAATGATAGTAATAGTATTTGGAGTTATAACAGTACTTGGTCCATTGTTAATTATTATTGGTAAAATATCTACTGGAATTGGTGCAATAATTAAGATTATTCCAGTTCTTGGTTCAATGTTTACATTTTTAAGTGGTCCTGTTGGAATAGCAATTGCAGTAATTACAGCTTTAGTAGCAGTTGGAGTTCTTTTATGGCAGAATTGGGACACGATTAAGGCCAAATGTGAAGAGATTTGGAATAAAATAAAGACAGCATTTCAAATAGAAATAGAGGCAATAAAGATAACTATAAATAATTTAATAGAAAAATTTAAAGCCTTGCCTGGAGACATCTGGAATGGAATCAAAAATATAGCAAGCACAGTAGGAAATGCCTTTAAGGGTGCTTACGATGCTGCTTCTCAATGGGTTGGCAATTTAGTAAATAATGTTGTTAATTGGTTTACTGGTTTGCCAGATAAAATATGGAATGCAATTAAGGGAATAGGAAATATAATAGCAGGAGTATTTAAGAATATTCACATTCCCCTTCCTCATTTTAAATTTTATACACAAAAACAAAAAGTAGGACCATTGACAATAGATATGCCAAAGTTTGATGTTAACTGGTATCAAAGAGGAGGAATATTTAAGAAACCGTCAATTATTGGAGTTGGTGAGGCTGGACCAGAAGCAGTAGTGCCATTGAATAAAGCAGGAATGGGAAATGTTAATATAACAGTAACGGGAAATACTTTTATGGGAATTGAGGATTTTGCTGACCAGATTGATAAAATTTTAATGGACAAATTAAGATATAATTTAAGAGTAATATAATGGCAATAAAAATAAAAATAAATGGAGAAGACAAAACAAGTTCGATTAATAATGTATCAGTAAGTGATAATTTATTTTCAGATACAGATGAATGTTCTTTTACATACATAAAGTTTGGAGATATGACATTTGTTCCTGAAGGTTATCAGGAGGTTGAAGTTTACGATGGAACAACAAAAATATTTGGAGGTAGGATAATAAAAATAGATAGAGAAGTTGAAAGACCTGGAGTAGAAAGATTTAATGTTAGTTGTAAAGATTATGTTGAGGATATGGACGGTTATCTTGCGGTAGAAGATTATCAAGAAAAAACAGTAGAGTTTATTATTAATGATTTAGTTGAAAAATATCTTCCTGGGCTTGGGTTTACGACTAACAATGTAAATTGCACAATAGAGATTAACAGGATATTATTTGACGCAAAACCGATTTCAAAATGTATAGATGAACTTGCACAATATACGAATTATCAATGGTATATTGACCCAGATAAAGATATTCATTTTTTCGCCAGAGGAACAGAAGTTGCTCCATTTAGTTTAACAGATGATAATGGTAGTTATATTTTTAGCAGTTTAAGACTAACAGAAGATTATAGTCAAATTATAAATTCAATATTAGTTGAAGGAGGAACATTTGAAGGAGAAACAATAAAAATAGATTTTAAGGTTTTGGAAAATGACATAGATGAAGAAAGAAAAGAATTTTCAACAATAGAAAAGTTTGCAAAAATGCCGAAAGTTTATGTGAATGATATTGAGAAAACAGTTGGAGTTAATAATTTAGATGAAGCAGAAGATTTTGATGTTTTATGGGACTATCAACAGCAATTGATTAAATTCAAAGATGATACAAGACCAGGATTATTTGATAAAATAACTTTAGTTGGACCAGTAGAAGTTCCGGCATTGTTTCCTGCAATTGATCAAGATTCAATAACAAAGTATGGTAAAAAAGAAGTAAAGATAATTGATAAATCAATAAAATCATTCAAAAGTGCAATTCAAAGAGCATCTGCAGAACTTGAGGCTTATAAAGAGAAACTTAATGAAGGTTCATTTACAACATATAATTCTGGATTAAGGTCTGGTCAATGGATACATATTCAATCAGATTTAAGAGGAATAGATCAATATTTTGTCATAAAAAAGGTTTCATTCAGAATGAAAACATATAATAGTTTTGAATATAATGTTGATTTGATAACACAAAAGACAATGGGACTTGTTGATTTTCTGCAAAAACAGATATTAGATAAAGATAAAGAATTAGATATACCCCAAAATCTTCAATTAATAAAGTTTGTTCATAAAGATGAAAGTTTAACAATAACAGAAGAAAATACAAGAGTAAAAAGTGATGTAGAAGAAGATATGACTCCAGATTGGGTATTTGGACCTTATGCTCCTAAAATACTTTGGGCAAATCAATATGAAGTTATTCAATGTCCTGAACATAATTTAGAGTTTGATGCAGATGTAAGAGTTAGTAATGCTGGAATTGATATTGTTAATGGATTATATGATCCTGATTATGAAGCTGGAGGATATAAACATAAAACAAGAGATATTTATATTTGGGAAACACAAGATCAATTTCCTGGATATGAATATAGATGGGCTATAAGTAGTCAAGTAGGTAATGATCCAGAAGATTGGTATTATTATACAAAAAATCAATATTATTCAATTGCCGATGAATATGTTGTTGGACAAGCAGGAACAGGACCAGTTCCGAAAGTTGAAGAGATTCATTTTAATCGTGATATTGAAAGAGTTAATGATATAGAAGCAATAAAACAAGCATTATATCATTATTATCAATTAACAAAAACATTGCCAAATTCATTATCACAACTTGTTCCAGATTATATAACAGAAATTCCAAAAGATCCATTGACAAGTAATGACTATGATTATACTTTTAATGAAAATAGATTTGTATTGAGGGCTATTTTTGAAACACAAAATAAATATTTAGATGATGATTATGATGGAACTATTTTAGGATTGAATTGTAATGATGATGGAAAAAATTATTGTATTTATGATATATTATCAAGAGCAAGAGTTCCAACTTTTGATTCAGGTGCTAAATTTTTATAAAAATATGAAAACAAAGAAAACAAAGAAAAAAGAAATATTGTTTATAAATGAAAAGGTTAATATTTACAAGATTAAAGATTCTCCTGGAATTGAAAAGGAGTTGGAAAATATTAAGGCAGGAGAAGAAGATAAACTTTTAAAACTTTCATACTTTCATTCTACGAAGAAAAATATTATACCAATGGTAGGAAGACAACAGATTTGCAAGGTATTAGCAGGAGAAGCAGAAATTTCGATATATGATTCATTAGCAGAAACTTTTCCAAATATTTCGGCAATAGGAACTTCAGATGCAGTTCCAACAGAAAATTCAACAAAGTTAACAAATGAAGTTTTTAGAAAATATGTTCAGTCAAGATCATATGATCAGAATAATTTATGGGTTATGTCAAGATATTTACCAACAGATTGTGAAGGAGAATTTAGGGAGGAGGCAATATTTTTACAAGGAAATAAGGACATAAAAGACAGCGGGATTCCTATTTCTATTATTAACTTGACACCAGCAGAGGGAGACAAAACAGATTCAGAATATTTAATTATTGATAGAAAATTTATATTAAATATATGAGAGAATTAAAATCAGATAATTACATTGAGTATTTACAAGGTTGGAGAATATCAGCAGATGGAGATTTTGCTGAATTTAATGATGGATTATTTAGGGGAGAAGTTATTGTTGGAGATATAAATGGTGCAAGAATAACATTGAATAATGAAAATTATTTAAGGGCATATGATACGAGCAACAAAATTAGAACAAAATTACTTCCAAATTATTTAATATTTAGA